GCAGCCTTAGCAGCCATTGGAAGTATTGGTGCCGACATGACAGAAAGCGAAAGAGAAGAGGCAACAGATATGGTTGTTGCAACAGTTGTAGCAACAGGTGCAGCAATTAACGCAGCAGCGGTTGCAGCAGGAGGAGCAGCAGGAGGCTCTAGTGGTGGAGGAAGTTCTGGTGGAGGCTCAGGCAGCAATTCACCAGGTTCAAGAGGAGGAAGAAAATGGTAAGAATACTAAAAAATATAATGAAAGACCTAATAGATCAGGCATGGACCCTTCTTGGAATGTTTATTGCCTGGGTTGTTTTGGACGGTAGTGCAAAAACTATCGTTGGCTATGGAATTATAGCGACACTTGGTCTTTGGATTATTACTAGTCCAATTAGAAATAGAGAGGAGTAAAAATGAATAGCATAACAAATATATGGAATATTCTCATGCGTATTCTCGCAGTGTTTGCAGCAAATGCACTTGCAGTAATCGGCGCTGGTGCAATTGCAGGAATATCAGTAGCAAAAGCAATGACAGTAGCAGGCCTTAGTGCAGTAGCAGTCGTTGTTGAGAAGTTGGCTCGTGCATTTATGGATGACGGAAGACTTACAAGAGATGAAATCAACGCAGCATTTTCTACAACAGATAAAAATGCAAAAACTGTACAAGATGAAGTAGTAGAAACACGCAGATCAAAATCAAAGACAGCATAGTTAAACATATTTGACCTTGTTTGACAGCCCCTCCTAGGGGTGGTATACTTAAATATATCGCTTTGGGAGGGGTTTCTGCATGACTTGTATTGCAGTAGTTCGTGATGAAATAAATAATAAAATATATATGGCTGGAGAACGTGGTGCATCTGACGATGGCACTATCTTAGCACTATCTAGTCCAAAGGTTTGGAAACTAGGACCCTATTTAATTGGATATGCTGGATCAATGGATGGTGAGCGAATACGCTATAACTTTAACCCTTATGTACCAGATATTAAAGATACAGATAAATTTATGCAAACTAAATTTATTAAACAACTTCGTGCATTCTATAATGATTTCTGGGTGGATACTTCAAAAGAAGGTGACCTTGGTTTAATAATTGCAGTTCGTGGAAATATATATGAACATAGTTCAGCAGACATGTCTTTGTCTAAATATACACTTCCATACCTTGCTATGGGGTCAGGAGCTGAGTATGCTTATGGATATTTAAATGCCACGGAAAAAGCAAAAGATGCAAGAAAACGTGTAGTAGGTGCAGTAAATTCAGCAATTAAATTTAGTCCATCATGTATGGGCCCAGTTGACGTAGTAAGCGTTTAGGAGTATACTTATAATATGCATAAAGAAGATAGCATAGAAGATGCAGAGTTTGGTATTTGGCTAACAAGCGGTATTGAGCGGGGATGGATTTCAGATCCATACTGTAATACTCATGATGGTGGATATGAGTTCATGAGCGAAGAAGAAGTTAAAGAATGGGATGACGGTGGTGACCCATGTTGCCATGTAGTCCGTCTAATGATATAAGGAGAAAAAATGAAAAAAGCAGTGGGGTTATTACTAGCAGTATTTGGACTTGTATTAGTTCAACCAGTTCAAGCAGCAGAAAATCAAACAATTGCAATTATTGATTCAGCAATTGATTCATCAAAGTTTACAAACATTGTTTATGAAGTTTGCTTTACTTTAAAAACTTGTCCAAATGGCAAAAATCTTTCAGATTCAAAAGGAGCTTATTCTTTCTCTGAAGGGGCTGGAGTTGCAGCAATAAATGATTTTAAGATTAAAGGTTCAGACCATGGTTATAACATGGCAAAAATTGCAACAGTAATTAATCCTAATATTAAAATTGTATTTATTCGCATTTCCGATGAAAAAGTTTATGATACTTTTTCAATGATTCGCAATGATGGAGGATCTTTGGCTCGTGCACTTGCATGGGTTTCAGTAAACTCATCTAAGTTTAATATCAAGGCTGTATCTATTAGTCAGTCTAGAAGTAACTTTCCAGTGGGAACCTGTCCAACAGATGCTTTATTTGAGTCTTCTGTTTCTATTTTAAAGTCAAACAATGTTGCAACTTTTGTGGCAACAGGTAATGATTCAAAGAAAAACCATATTGGATTTCCTTCCTGTGTAACTGGAGTTTATTCTGTTGCAGGTGCTGTCGCTGATGGAACGGTAGTTAAAAATAGCAATATAAATGACACAACAAGCATTGTCTCTAGAGTATGTGCTAACTTTATTGGAACGGCATGTCTAAAGATTCCTGATTATCGTGGCAATATGACTGCAATGAGTGGTACTTCAGTTGCAACAGTAGTAGCAGCATCCATGGCAGTTAACAAAATTAAAGATGAATCCTGGGATGTATTTGTAGGTTCATTACCAAAAGCAGGAAAGTATCCTTCGCTTTTAAGTTAGTAGGTTTTGGTCTGTAACTCAGTTGGTAGAGTGGCGAACTGTTAATTCGCAAGTCGTAGGTCCGAGTCCTACCAGACCAGCAATGCAAAAGTAACTCAATTGGTAGAGTACTACCTTGCCAAGGTAGATGTTGCGAGTTCAAATCTCGTCTTTTGCTCCAAATGTTTGGTATAATATATATGTACTGCCTACGGGGGTACATTAACTTATTCGCTTGAAAGGGGAATAAAATGGTAACACAGTTCGCAATGGATCTATTCAATGATCCTTTTTTTATTGGCTTTAATAGAGACCTAGCCCGTCTTAACAGTGCACACCAAACCAATTCACACTCATATCCTCCATATGACATTCTAAAACTAGATGAAGATACATATCGTTTGTCTATTGCAGTTGCGGGATTCACAAAAGACGACATTGATGTTTCAGTAGATAATGGAACAGTTGTAATCAAGGGTGAAATCACGGAAGTTGTAGATGCTGAGATAGTCCACAAAGGTATTGCAAGTAGAAAATTTGCAAGATCTTTTGCTCTTGGTGAATACATGGAAGTAACTGGGGCAGATCTAAAGGATGGTATGCTCAATATTAGTATTGATCGTATTATTCCAGAAGATAAAAAGCCTAAAACAATCACGATTAAGTAATATAATAGACCTGAGCAAGTCTAAAACTGCTCAATATTCATTTAAAATTAACTCATAGTTTGCTGTATATAACAATATTCATATGCATATTAAAGTATACTTATTGTTATGAAGATCAAGTTCATTATCATAGCACTATTATCTAGTGTTTTATTTATACCAACCGCTGAAGCAGCAGACATAAAGGGCTCAGGCTCTTCGTTTGCTCTTAACTTTGTAGAAAAATGTAGAGTGGCATATGCAGTCACAGGCAACAGCATTTCATACATTCCAAATGGGTCTGGTTCTGGCAAGAATCAATTTGCTTTAGGCCTTGCAGACTTTGCTATAAGCGATGTTCCATATGGGGCATCAGAAGTAAAGCCTAAGCAAGACTTTGTTTACGTACCAATTGTTGCTGGACCTATTGCAATTAGTTATAAATTAGATGGATATAAAGGTCAAGTAAAGCTAACTAAGGATAACTTGGCAAAGATTTTTTCAGGGAAAATTAGTATGTGGAATGATCCACTGCTAAAAAAAGACAATCCTATGAAACTTCCAGCAAAAAAAATTACTGTTATATATAGAGCAGATGGATCTGGAACTTCTGAAGTTTTTACCACATATCTAAATGCAGTTGCAAAAGATATATGGACAAAATCTGGAAACAAAGCATTTGCATCAGCATTTCCAGGGGATATAAATGAAAAAATTGGAGCGTTTGTATCAGCATCAGGCTCTCAAGGAGTGGCGATGCTTCAATCAAGAACAGACGGATCAATTGCTTATAATGAGGTTTCATTTACAAAAGCCTTTGGCGTAGCATATATTGAAAATGGTGCTGGAAACTTTGTTAAGCCTACAACAGGTGGTGCATCAAGGTTCTTGTCAGAGTTCTCTGCTAACCCTAATGGAACTATTACGCCAAACTACAACAACACTGCTAAGATGGCCTATAACATATCTACATTTAGTTATGGTATAGCAGCAGTTGGATCAAAGGATGTGGCTAATTTCTTTACCTTTGCTATAACAAAATGTAAGGCTGAAGAGTTTGGGTATTCAGCAATAAGTGGCAATGCCCTAAAACTTGCTAAATCTCAAATATCAAAAATCAAGTAGTACAATATAACTGTCCCCACACAGGACCTTAGAGATGGTTTAGTTACCCATTTATATGACCGAGGCGCAAGTCAGGTGAATTGCCTGTGTGGGGCTTCTAATTTGTTCTGATATAATTGCATTATATGACTGACAAAGAGTTGGTTCACTACAATAAGCAGCAGTTTAAAAAAAGACTGTCAGAGATAAAAGAAGCATCTGGTTGTATGGATTGTGGAGTTACTAATCCAATAGTGTTAGATTTTGATCATCTTAAAGATAAAAAATATAATGTTTCTAGAATGATTCACGATGGATTTTCGTGGGCAGCAATAAAAAAAGAAATAGCAAAATGTGAAGTAGTCTGTGCAAACTGTCATAGGATAAGAACTTACAACAGGTTGACAACCAAGACTGCTTAATGCTATAATTGAAATACTAACTTTAGGAGGTTATATATGGCTGTCAAAGGCTCAGTAGAAGCAATCATTGAGGTTGCAAAGAAAGAAGTTGGAACCATTGAAGGTCCAAAGGATAACGAAACAAAATACGGTGCATGGATGAAAGTAAATTTCCAACCTTGGTGCCAGTCATTTGTTTCTTGGTGCGCTATGACAGCAGGGGTTGCAAAGTTCCCTAAGTCAGCATCAACAGTTGCAGCATCAGATCAATTTAAAAAAGAAGGTCGTTGGGCAGATGCTCGTAATGATGACCCAACTCCAGGAGACTGGATCTTTTTTGATTTTCCAGATGACGGTGTAAATAGAATTTCACACGTAGGTCTTTGCATTAAAAATAATGGTGATGGAACTATCCAAGTTATTGAAGGAAATACTTCAGGAACTGCAAAAGGAGATCAACGCAACGGAGGTATGTGCGTAGAAAAAACTCGTGGTTACATAAAAAATAACAAAAAGAAATTAATCAATGCAGTAGTTGGTTGGGGCCGTCCAGTTTATACTGGAGAAGATGGTATACCACTTGCTGTAAAGCCAGCAACAAAGGTGGCACCAAAGGCAACAAAGAAGGCTTAATGCATGCCAGTTTATGATTACAAATGCACACAGTGCTCTGCAACCATTGAATTTAAAAGAGAATTTGGTGATAGTACAGAGCCTGTGTGTTGTAATGCAACAATGAGTAGACAATGGTCATCTCCAGGAGTTCTTTTTAACGGTACTGGATTTTATTCAACTGATAATAGAAAGAAGTAGTATAATTATGAATACAATGATTGCAGAAGAAGTTAAAGTTAAAGAATGGATTCTTGGACCAACAGATCGTTGTGATTCATGTGCAGCAGAAGCATTAGTACAAGTTACAGGAGTGTCTGGAGACTTATTATTTTGTGGTCACCATTACAATAAAGTAATGAATAATCCAGAAGGATATAAAAAAATGATGTCCTTTGCCCTCACAGTTCTTGATGAGAGAGATAAATTAATTGAAGATAAAGCAAAGGGGCAAGATTACTAATGTATGAATATTATGTAAGAAAAGTAGAAAATGTTGTAGATGGAGATACCATTGACGTTCTTATTGATTTAGGGTTTGATATCCTATTTGCATCCCGCGTTAGACTGGCTGGTATTGATACTCCTGAGTCCCGTACAAAGGATCTTGCTGAGAAGGCTCTAGGACTAGAGGCTAAAGAGTATCTAAAGAAGTCTTTAAAAGATGCCAAGTCTGTTGTAATTAAAACTGAAAAGATGGACTCATCTGAAAAGTATGGTCGCATTTTGGGCTGGGTATACATAAATGGAGACACCGTATCTCTTAATGACATGATGATTAATGATGGCTATGCCTGGGGATACCTTGGAGATACTAAGGTTAAAGATTTTAATGCTCTTGCCAAAGCAAGAACAAAGAGTGGTAAATGAGTCACATTCTTTATTTTACTGCCGAATGGTGTAATCCTTGCAAAATGGTAAGACCCATTGCTGAAGAATTAGACCGTGAAGGAATTATTAAGTTTCAGTATATTGACGCCGACGACAACGTAGAGCTTTGTAAACAATTTGAAATTAAATCAGTTCCAACTTTTATTTTAATTCAAGATGGTAAAGAAGTAAGTCGTATAAATGGTGCTAAAACCAGGGAACAGTTAGAAGAGTTTATAAATGGATCCAATTGACGAAACAATTCAGTCATTAATTCTTAATGGTGCAATTGAAGTTGTAGGTATTGATTCTGAAACTGGTCAATTTCTTTACTCTTTTAACCAAAAAATAAAAGAAATAATGCCAGAACTTTATAAAGAACATTTAACTGAAGTTAATCGTGACATTATGTACCTTTGGGAGCAGGGGTTTTTGGATATAGACTTGCTGTCAAATGATCCGCTGGTTATCCTAACAGATAAATCTTTAGATCAAGAACAAATTAATTGCTTATCCGTGGAACATAAATCAGCATTGGCTGAAATCAAACGGCTTCTTCTGAAGTAATCTGATATAATCATATTATAGAAATAGGAGAAAGCCATTATGATTAAGTATTTTATGGCTGTGGGCTTGACATTGCTCATTACCTCCTATATACTTTATAAAGGAAGAAAAACTAAACCTTTTTCAAAAATTACATACAGCCAAAGCAGTGTGCACTTAATGATTAAAGATTTTCTTCCAAAAACTTTATATGAAAAACCAATACAGAACTCTCAATCATTAAAGCATATTGAGAGAAATACTGTAAAAGTTATTTTTATAGATGGAAAAGCTTATTGGGTCAACAACAATATATTTTATTGTGCTGATGCATTTGAAAACAATGTCAACATAGACACTACAAGTCCAGTTGATACAACCAATATGTCAAAAAAAGACATTGAAAAGATGTTATTTATTTTAGACAACTTAAAGAATGGAAATAGTAATGATAGTAGCAGTACAGGGGACTAAAGACTTTGATGATTATCAAGTTTTTCTTCGTGCTATGGGCGTTGCTATGTCTTCAATGAAAGATGAAGATAAAGAGTTTTTAATTTATTCAGCAGGTCCTGCAAAAATTAATTCAATGGTTTCTGAGTTTTCTAATTTGTCTGAAAGAGGCATGAAGGCTAGAGGAAAAAAAATTAAGTTCTTTAAGGTTCCTGCTTCTTACATTGAAGAAAACATGGAGCAGGTAAGTTATCTTGCTTTTTTAAGTAAGCCTAAAGAGCCAGTATCAAAGTTAGTAGCATCAGCCGAACTCAAAAATATTGAAGTCGGAATTTATAGGTATTAAGGATAAAAATGATAGTAAGTAAGTTAGACGTAATGGAAAAAATTGTTAAAAAGAATTATAATCTTCTCTGGGATGGCTGGAATATTTTAGATCTTAAGAAATCAGAAATGGCTCGCACATCTCCGCAGGGTATTAGAATTAATGGTCAATGGTATCTACATAAAATTTATAAAGTAGATGAAAAAGGCTGGGATATTCCAAATAAGTATAAGGAGTAATCCTTGAAGCAGCATTTATGGAAAGATGAAGCAAAATGTTTAGGCTTAGATACTAATCTATACTTTGATAAATATGAAGATGATATTGATCTAAGATCCAATATAGATAATTTCTGCGCCTCTTGTCCCGTTGCAAAAATATGTTTTGCTAACGGAGTATCTGGTAAAGAGTGGGGCGTATGGGGTGGTGTATACTTAGAAGGTGGAGAAGTATCAAAAGAATTTAATAAACATAAAAATAAAAATCAATGGGGTAAAATATGGCAAGCGCTAACGATGGAAACGAATTAACATCTTTTGAAGATGTTTGTTCTATCCTTGCTGAATTGTGGATAAACCATAAACATGAAAAAACATTTGAGGATTTTATTTCTTATAATGATTTAGGTTTGCCACTTGCTTTTTTAATTGATTCTGAATTAGTAACACATACAGAAATTGCAAAAGGTTATATTGAAGAAACTTGGAGAATTTTGTTATCCTCTCTTGAGATTAAAGAAGATTCAGGTTTTACTTGCCTTGAAGATATATTTCGTTATTCTGAAGGCGAGCAAGAATAATGTATACAAATGAGATGCGTAGGGCAGTACATTCAATTATTCCTCCAAAAGATTTTGGAATTAATATAATTGATAATGAGCAATTCTTAACTGTTAAACTTAATGAACATGATTTTATTCATATGGTACATGACGAAAAGATTAAAGCTATTCAGTATGTAGCAAAAATAAAAGAAGTTCTTGAACAAAACGGAGCAATTGTTTTAGTAACCAGAGAGGTAGTAAAGTAATGAATATTTCTACTATCATTATTTCAACATGTTTATTTTCAGTAAGCGTTGCATATTTAACTTTATCTTATAACTTTGTTAAAATCCGCAAACAATATGAAAAATTATTTATTGACATGCTTGTCCTTGAAAAATATGTTAACGAAATTGAAGATTCTCAAATTAAAGGTGACGATAATGTTCATAAAGAAAACTTTGTTAAGTTCCTTTCTGACTCTCGTGACTGGGCATATCAATACATTGAAGATGTTCAAGAAGGTTTATCTAAATTTGTTGACGATGTAGATTCTTATATTAGTCATTTTGATGATTACGGAGACACTATCTCGGTTGAAAGACCAGATTATTCAGCCATGGTTCAAATATCTAAATCCTATAAAGATCTTATAAAATTATTGCCAGCAGAGGAAATAAAATGAAAGATGTTATACTATCAACACTAACAGGTTTTGGATGCGGTGTCGTGTTTGCAGCATTCAAATTGCCAGTACCAGCACCACCAGTTTTTGCGGGAGTCGCAGGAATCATTGGTCTATGGATTGGTTTTACAATATTAACACGAGCTATATCCTAGGAGGAAAAAATGAACGAACAAATTAAAAAGGCACTTGCCTCATACGCAAGATCAGCAATTGGTGCAGCTACAGCAATGTATGCTGCTGGAATCACTGATCCAGAAACACTTGTATACTCACTACTTGGTGCAATCGTGCCAGTAGCAATGAGAGCAATCAATCCAGCAGACGCGGCTTTTGGTCGCCTGCCAGATATGAAAGCCGTAGATAAGGCTCTGAAGGCTGCTAAGGTAGTCAAGAAGCCAACAGCTAGAAAAGCTACAGCAAAGAAGTAATTCTTTAGGGAGGGATATGTCTAATTGGCCTATCCCTCTCTTTCTTTAATACTATGACATATATGTATCAAAAACAAACTAAGGGTAAATCTAACACAGCACTAATCATGTGTACATTTCGCAGACTCACAAACATTCCTAAAACTTTAAAAAGATTAAAAGATCAAACAAATAAAGATTTTGACTTTTATATATGCAATAATTCAGAAGACCAAGACAATAAATTAATATCATACTTTAAAAAATATGAAAATGATTTACAGTTTAATTTTTATATAAAAAAATATAATAATATATATAAAATGTTTTCAAGGTTTTATCTTGCTAGAGACTTAGCTCATCAAGGATATGAGCGTGTAATTTTTATTGATGATGATCAGATGTTGCCAATATCTTTTATTCAAGATTGTTACAATCAATATGATGAAAAATCTATCAAATCATTTTACGCACATAAATTTGATGACGATTACTGGGACAAGGTAAGACTTGTTGACGGAGAAGAAGGCAACTATGCTGGCACTGGTGGACTTATTTGTTCTGCTAAAATATTTTTAGATGATAAGTTTTTTGAATGTCCAAAAGAATATCATATTATTGATGACTTATGGTTATCTCATTATATTTTAAAATATACAGACTATAAAATAAAACTATTAAAAACAGACATTCAGTTTATCTATGACGATAAAGCAACATTTGTTGGCTTAGAAGATTTAAAAAGAAATTTTTCAACTAATAATATTATTAATAACGTTTAGGTATTGCTGTTTAAGAATATTTGCATTAAAGTTATTAATTGCTATATCAAATGCCTCTTGTTTTAAATCTTTTTTATTTTCTAGCTTAATATAACTATCAATCATGTTTGCAAGTTTTTTAGTGTCTGCCTCGTAAACATCAAGGGTCATTCTGGTTAAAAGCCTATCAATGTTTTTTGATTCAACTAACCATTTATTGGGCAAAACAGCATTATTTGGGGATATATCAGTCATAAACACTGGCAAACCACTCATAAGAGATTCGTTCATGGGTAAACAAAGTCCAGCATATCTTCTTGGAAGAACCATAGCATCAAAACCACTATAAAGATCTGCACTATTTTCAGGACTAGACATGTCAATAGTTAGTCTAGGGTCTTTGCAGTCTGTTTCAATCGGTGTTTGACTTTTAATAACTAATTCATAGTTTTCTTTTGAGTAATTAAGCATATCAATTACAGTACTGGTACCGTTCCTATCTTTTGATGCAAACTTTCCAGCAATATGCAGGATCCTGTTATGATTTTTAGACATATTTATTTCTTTTTGTTTAGAAAATACAGATGGTTCAATTGGTGGTGGAATGTGAATGACCTGTGTTAAATGACCAAGAACTTTTCTTACGTGATCAATTTTCCATTCACTAGGTGATAATAAAACATTAGGTATCCTCTGTTCTGGATTAATAACTAAATCTAAAAACTCATAATTGTATTGCAAAATTGTTTTTACTCCTCTTTTTTCAGCAAGTCGTAAAAATAAATCGCTGTAAAAAGATTCACAAGTTAAAACAACGTCAAGTTCATGAAGGAATTCTACTATTTCTTCTTTTTTAGCAAAACCATATTTTGTAGTTATGCAATTATACCCAGAGTACCACTCTGGATGTTGTTTATTTTCATTAAATGGTGTAGAGTCAATAAGCAATATTTTATTAGGGTTAAGCATATTGACTATATTCCTAGTTTGATTACCGAGACCAGTATTATCAGATCTTGCAATGATCCCTAATCTCATTCTGTATACCCCCAGGCTTCATCATCTACTGTAAATTTTTGTGTACCCTGGCGACCATCTAAATGGTATGAGCGCTTAATGTTTCCTTCTGGATGATATATCCAAAGTTTATGTTTGTTCCAACCTATTTGATCAAACTCACCATAAGGCAAAATATCGTCTTGAATCTTGCCGTGAAACCTATCTTCAATAAAAGTTTTGTCATCAGAGAAAGGAAGAACAACATCTTTGTAATATTTAACTGTGCTTAAGTGTGGACGCTGACTCCACTGAGCAGTTCTCATAAAACCATTCTCAAGTCCAAACATTAAATGTTTGTGTGGTTTTGGTATAGAGGCTTCAAAGTGAAACCTAATAGTGTTAGCCTTTTCATATTCAAGCATATCTAAACACTCTTGCCAATCAATTTCACAGTCTGGAGTAATTGGTGCATCTCCTTCAACATAAAGTATTACCGCAGTATCAATAATATCAATTGTTTTTTTCATCATTGTTGTTTGGTGGCTATGCTCATCAAAAATTATTGGTAAAACATTTTTCCATTGATGCAAACATTTCCACAGAACTCTATTTTTATATTCATCGTAATTTGTTTTGTGGGATAAGCGCTCTTCACGCAGACCATCCATTTGCAAGATAATCTCATTGTTAGGGAAGTGCACCCTTATTGTGGAAATTGTCTCATCAATGATTGCAGTATCTGGGTGGCTTGGCAGAACAGAGGTAGCAACAACGATAGTTACATCATTTTTATTCATACAGATCCTTCATTACTTTAATAGAAAAATCTCTTTTATATTTAATCCACCAACACACAACCTGATGCATATTATTTGGGTAATTATTAATAAGATTAGGAAGCATTTCTTGCAGTTGGTTCCAGTTTTTAACTTTTTCAATTGGAATTCCTGCGGGATAAACATAGTTAAAATAATCAATCATTTCACCTTTAGAATCAACACGATCACCAATAGGCAAAGCCAACATTTCAATAGCCTCAAAGAATCTAAAGGTGTCTATAACTTGGGCACCAGCAGGGGCTGGAACAACCTTAGCCTTTGATAGAGTCTTGTAGTAGTCTTTAGGCTGCTCGCCCTGTGCAAAGCCCTCTGTGGGCCTATAAAGGGCATTAGGAAGGTTTGGCATGACTTCGGACAACTGCTTTCTACGCTGATGAGTTATCTGTCCACCAAAATAAATATCATATTCTTTAACAGGATAATCAGGCAAGTTAGACTTTAAATGTTGGGGCACACCAATAAAAAACTTATTATATTTTTCATGTTTTTTGTGTGCATAGTGAATCCAAATAGATATATTAGGATGATCAATTTTATCTACATCAAAAAATGCACATTCATCACCAGTAATAAATAGAACAGCCCTATCAAGGTTTTTTAATTGTTTGGATATTGCATCTTCTTTTCCAGCATTACCTTGTCCAGGAATAACAACAAACCCACGATCTGCTTTTGGTATTTCTTTTACAACTATCTGACTAACATTATTTTTTTCAAATGTTTCTTTAAGTAATCCATAGTCCCATTTGCCATCCGCAGCATCAAGCGGATCAATAGAATATATGTATGCATTAGTCATTTTGTAGCCCTAACAAACATCCACTCAGGATGCATATGATCTGTAAAGATTAAGTTTTTAAATCCTGCACTACTCAGCATTTTTTCAATTTCAAACCTTGATGTTTGATAAGAGTATGGAGAGTTCTCTTCCCCAACAACAAACTGAAAGAATAAAATACCATCAACTTTTAATTTTTCATAAGCAAGTTTTATGTAGTTAATCTTTTCTTGGTGTTCAATATGTTGAAAGACTAACATTGAATATACAAGATCAAGGTTGTCTGCAAGTTCTTGATACTTTATATTATCTCTTTTAGGTGCAAGGTTTATCATTTCATCAGATATGTCTATCCCATAAAAGTTACACTCTTTGTGCATATCTGCAAAAGGAACTAGCAGTCTGCCTATTCCGCAACCAATTTCTAAAACACTATTCCATTCGTGATTATTATTTTTTATAAGATCCAAAAATGTTTCCGTAGTTGCCCACTCATCTGCAATATACTTATACCTTACATCTGGATCTTTAGCAGCGTTATCCCAAAAAGTTTTAGCATGATTCATAATAAAGATGCACCTCATGCTGATAGTCTAAAATTATTTCAATATATCCTAATCCCTTGATCCACTGTCTAAGATTATATAAAGATTCATCCCATTGCTGTAACATAAACTCAGGGTGTCCAGATAGCCAGATCTTTGGTTTGTGTTCTCTAAGCACCCTCTCAGCCCCTCCTAGAACCCTCCATTCACTACCTTCTACGTCCAATGAAATGGCGGTAGGTGGCTTAATACCATGGTCATAAACACAAGAATCTATTGTGATCTGACCATAGGTATCTCCTTCAAGATATAACTCTTTAAAGCCATGTGCTGCTTCAATTACATCGTTAACCTCTGGAGGCCATTCATTGTAATATATTCTAGAAAGTTTATTTATCTTGTCAGATGCGAATCCAGGAATACATACCATAGGAAGTTCTAGGTTGTTTGCTGTCCAAGTTGCAGGAAAGTGTGACCAAACTTTAGGATTTGGCTCAAACAATACTACTTCTGCTCCCCACATTTGACACAGTGCTGGGAACTCTCCTTCTTCTGCACCAACATAATAAACAATATCACCATTGCCAAGATTATCATGCATTGACTTTAGTCTAGGCTTCTCCCAACCACTTGGCAGATACCACTCTGGTCTATCTGCACGATGCTTAGGCAAGATCATTTCAAACTCTCCGTTTAAAACTGCTTTAACCATTTCTGTCATTTTTGTATCCATTCCATAAGGGATACTTTTGGCATCCAACCAGTTAAATCTTTAAACTTTTGATTTGATGCAAGAGTTTCTTGCACTTCCCCAATTCTTGACGGGATAAACTTAACATCATTTGAAATCATATTAGCAATATCAATTATAGAATAGTTACTTCCATACCCAATGTTATATACCTCACCAAAGCCATGACTTGCTTCAGATGCAAGTATGTTTGCTTCTACCACATCAGAGATATGCGTAAAGTCTCTGCGCTGAGATCCATCTCCAACAACTGTTAATGGCTTTCTC